TTCCAATTATCGTTTTGTATACCACGCTCTTTCATCATATCTACAATCTCTTCTGTACTAAGAGGATCTCTATTGCAGAAGTTAATGGTCTCATAGCCGTCGTAACCTTCGGTAATATAGTGCTCAATAAAACGACATAACTCAGGTACATAAGTTTTAGAATTAAGAGTATTAACTAAATTATCGTAATTAAGGATTTTAGTTAGAAAAGATCTCTCATGTAAAGTATCACAGAAAGGCATTCTCACTCTTAAATGTAATCCATAGTCAGAGATACTCTCAAAGGCATGTTTTGATTTACTATAGAAGGAAGAATCATTGCTAAACATTCCGAAATTAGGCACATCACTTTCTTCCCAATCTTTTTCATACCCCGTAAAGATACAACCAGAAGTAATATGAATAATCGATGCACCTATATCCCTACAAACCTTATTAAGAGTAAGAGGCAATTTTACATTTAAATCCCAGCAAAGCTCTTTCTTAATTTCACCCTCATCAACATTAGGTCTTCCTGTAAATCCGGCTGCATTAATTACAACCGTATCTCTATCAACAACCCGTCTTAGCTCGAATGGATCAGAATAATCTAACTCTGATCTACTAAAAAGCTCAACAGTTTCAAAAAAATCATTTTGAGTTAACTGATTGAAGATATTATTACCAACATAACCTTTACCTACTATTACTGCTTTCATTATTCTATTTGTTTTATATGAGATATAATTTGTTCTAGATTTATATCACCATCAGATATAGAATATTCTATTTGCTCGGTAAATCCATCTAAAAGTTCTTCTAACTCACAATCATCCTCAACCTCATAAACGATACTTTTAATTTCGTAAAGACAATCATACAGACGCTCTACCTTTTCATTGAATTTCTTTGATAACTTAGCCATTTAAGGTATTTATTTTATGGTAGTTAAGTAAAGCCTCAATATCTGATTTTAAATAGTTTACATGGTATGCTCTAAACGCATCATCCTTTAAATAAAATATAACACACTTTCTACATTTTTTACCTGTTTGCTTTTCGTACATATACGCATACATTGATAACTGCAACGCGTATACGTTAAACTCGCAATTATGTAGATGATCAACCGGTTCTAGCATTCGCTCACCAAATGGAGAACTAAATCTAAACTTTTTATTTGTTTTAAAATCACCTACAGTAAATTCATCGTTTTTGTGTTCGTATATTAGATCAGCCATTCCAGCTATCTTAAACTCTTCATTATATAAAACACTCTCGCTTAGTATCTTATTAAAACTATCAACATGCCATTCGACTGATTTATCATATGATTTATACAACCAACTAAATGTATCATTCACTTCACCATATTCAATATAGTCTTCGAGAAGCTTGTGAATATTAGTACCTCTATCACAAGCTTTATTCTTCTCATTTTCCCACATCTCAAGTACCATTTCAATCGGCACCCCTTCACGATTAGCTACTCGTCTAGCGTGAAATTCTTTATCAAAGGGTTTTTTATACTTACCTAATAACGTTGTAACTGAAATAAATTTTTCTTTCGTTTCAGTATGCGTATAAGTATGAGATTTTTCATCAAATTTAATTCTCACAATTATATTTTAATGTAATTTACATCAATTGCAATAAATATCTATATGGGTATTAAAATAACCGAATTAACTCCAGCTAGTACACTCGTGGGTAATGAATTAACCCCATTAATTCAATCTACAGAGACTAGACAAGCAGCAGTTAGTTCTGTATTTACGGCTCTAACTTCACAAAATGACGGACGATATGTTTGCGGCATTAGTTCGGGTAGTCAAGGGTGTATAGCGTTTACGGGCGCTGGGAACGATAGCTTAAATTTAGGTGTTGCACAGACTAGTGATGTAATATTTGCAGGTCTTACAGCAAATGGTGATTCGCTTGTATGCGGTGATCTTGTTGTTACTAGTCCTAATAAATTATGTTCAAGGGGTGATTTTTGCTCTCTTTCCGGCGTTCAACTTAATGGAACGCTACAGGCTAATGGTAATACGATAATCGGATCTAATAACTGCGATACATTAGTTATTAAAACTAATTGCATTACACTGGATGATTATTTACCAGCAGGGGTAGATAATTCTGTTGTAATTTTAGATTGTTGTAAAGCTTTACGTACTGATGAAATTGATAGTAAAGTTTGGGGAGGTCAATTAGTAAATTACTGCTCTGCTTCTAATAATAAAATTCCAAAATATAGTGGGAGTTCTGGTACGATTCAGGACTCGATTATTTCTGAATCGGGTACTACAGTAATAGTCAACGGTGATCTGACTGTTTGCGGTAGTGGTGCCTGCGGAGCTACTACTATAAGTAATAATGTAAATATAGCTGGTGCTAAATCACTTACTATTACCGGTAATCTTACAGTTGGTGGAAGTTTGACTCTACAGTGCTTACCGACCTCTGATCCGAATATTGCGGGTGGAGTTTACTATTTAACATGTGATAGGATTTTAAGAATATCTTGCGCAACGTAAATCTTAGTTGAAAATTCCGATTTTGCTATTAAATTATAGTAATGTCAAAGCACGCTATATTTCATATCGAAGGTGGTATTGGTAAACACGTAGCCTCTACAGCTGTAGTTAAAGCGTATAAAAAACAAAATCCAGATCGTAAGATTATTGTTGTTTGCGCGTGGCCAGAGGTGTATCTTAATAATAAAGATATCCACCGTGTTTTTAGGTTAGGTAATGTACCTTATTTTTATCAAGATTATATACACGGTAAAGATGTAGAGGTATTCGCGCAAGAGCCCTATAAACAAACAAGTCATATTACTAAAAAAACGCATCTTATTAAATCGTGGTGTGATATGATAGGTGTTAAGTATAACAGCGAAAAGCCTTATATACACTTTAATTTGAGAGAGAAAGACTTAATTGACCCCCAGCTCGCGTCTTTGCAGAAAACCAAACCATTACTACTTTTTCAGCCGTTTGGTGGTCCGGGTAAAGAGCACCAACAGCACCCATACTCATGGGTACGTGATATTCCACCACCAGTAGCTCAAGAGATCGTAAATAAACTAAAAGAAAAGTATATGATCTTGCATGTTTGTTATGATTTTCATCCAAAGTTAGAAGGAGCTATTAGATTCGAAAAACAGGTATCTAAAAAGGAACTTTTCAATCTTATTAATTTTTCTGATAAAAGATTACTTATTGATTCGTCTTTACAGCATGCAGCTGCAGCTCTCAATAAGCCGTCAACAGTAGTCTGGGTAGGTACTTCACCCAAGATCTTTGGCTATGATATGCATAAAAACGTACTACCGAAAACAGAGTTTCCTAAAGGACATATAGATAGTTATCTTTATGATTACAACTTTACCGGCGCAGTTCATGAATGCCCGTACGATGAATTTAACGAAATTCATACTGCGCAAAGCATTATTAAGAATCTTTAAATTCTAATAATTGATGACTGGGCTTGATATGTAGTAGCCCATCCTGCTTCGTTTGCTGTTATAATAGTAAAGTCACCGGAATTTGACAGTGACGAGGCAGGGAAAAACAGGTTAACAATGTTATCATTACCTGTAGAGTAGAAATGATTATCGAGCTTATACCCTGATATAGTGGGTGATTGTGCGGATGTAATTTCCTGGTAATTAGTATGGAAGCTATCTACATTTGAAGAAAGATAATAGCTATTGCTTGTATCAAATCGTTTTCCATAAAGGGTAAAGTTATTATCGTAGCTACTTAATATAGTAGTTAAACCACGCGCAGCGTTAAAGGTCCCAGTAGTCGCATAGAAGATATTAGTGAACTCTGGGATGGCAGATATTGTGACTGTCTCAGTGTATGTTTTAGGTACTGTATCATTATATGCAGATAGAGCATTATATCCTTGTTGCTCGTATGTAAGAAAATCTAATTCTTTACCTTCTGGGTCATATATTCTATTTGCTAGATCAACATTTATAAAATTACTATCTATAGTATAGATAGTTTCTTGTATACCTTTTGCCTCAGGAAATAACCACCCTTTTATTGTGAACGAAGTGTCAATAACTACTCTGAATTTATCTGAATAACTTACATCGGTAGGGGTACTGTAGTTTAAATCTCCTGACCATAATACCTCGGACCTTATTTCCTGATCGTAATCAGCGCCGAATTCTGCAGGAACTTTCCAAGATAGAATAATATATGGATTGTTGTAAGGTACAAAATTTGATATAATTTGATCAGCATCAGCCATATAACGCGTCATAATTGACATACTCACTGAAAGATCTACCGGTACCGGCATTAAAAACTTAGAACCCTTATTAGGGTCTTCCTTCAATTGACCTGGTAGATATGAAGGTGTTAGTTTATTAAAAACTCTAGATTCATCTCTGGTAACACTAGTTAAGTTTACCGCTACAACAGGTAATGTAAGATTTTGAGCTTTATTAACTATATCATACATTATTCTCTGCTTAGGAGCAAAGACGTACCTTACTTCAATATTCTGCTTAGCATTACGATTTTTATCGAAACGCGAAATAACTGTATCATCAAACGCTGCTACAAACTGCGTGAGTAGATCCTTAATTTCAAAATGGTATGCTCTGTTACGCACTACATATATTTATTACGCAAATCTGTCTAGATAGTATTTAGGAAGCTTATGTCTGTTTTTTACTATACTTTCCACGATCGCAGCATCAAGAATGTATGTTATACAATGATCTTTATGGGATCGTATGCCTCTACCACAAGCTTGAATTAATGAACAAAGCATTTTATTTTGATACCAGTCAAAATCTTCCTTCATTAAGTTTTCAATACGCTTATCTTTAGTAGGTAGATAAGGCGCCTTAATAATAATTTGAAATCTAGCTAAATCATCCTTGAGGTCAACTCCATAAGACATAGACGGTGATATAAGAACTGTAGGATCATCGGTTTCCATATGCTGCTCCAAAATAACCTCATTTCGTACACCTGGTTCACGTATTAAGAATCTACGATCGGTAAGATTTTCTGATAAGAAGTTAGTAATACTCTTATTCTGTGAATGTATAATTCCCTTTTCGTTTTTATGAAACTCGCAAATTTGGGCTATCTGCTTACATACCTTAGGTAAGTTCTTTTGCATGTTATAGTAATTTAACTTAACCTTAGTATTGCAATAAATCGGCGCATTCTTAGCATCAAACGTTGACTCAGCTTCAATATACTTATAGTTATCAATACCTAACGACTTACAAAAATTCTTAGGATCAATAATAGTTGCTGACATAAGAATTACTTTATCAGCATACTTAAACAAATAATTCGATAGCTTGTCTACCTTGAGAGGCATAAATGTAATAGCTCTACTATCCCTCTCAAATATATATTCACTATCATACCATGTTTCTAAAATAAGCGATAACTTACTATGCAAATTACCAAGAGCTACTAACTCGTTTTTCTTCTGAATAAGGTATTTCGTCTTAACCTTACTCGTACTACCTATTGCATCCTTAAGCCAATCTATACGCTCTTTAAGTGAAAGAACTAATCGATTTATCCACTTTTCGACGTTAGTACTTTTTGTTAGAAACGGTTTTACTTCAACTTCGTTTTTATAAAGAAACTCAAAATTAATAGTACAGCTAAATTCTTTAACAAGTTGATCTTCCAACTCAGACGCTTCATCACAAATCAAATATTCACGCTTTTTAAGATGTTCAGGTAATGCAAAGAACATGTTATAGTTGAGAGTATTGAATCGCGAAGTTAACGCCTTATTACGTTGTTCGTAATACGAGCAACACTTTTTACTCCAGCATTCCTCACGAAGCTTAGGTAGATGTAAACATGGCGCTACTTCAACCGAGTAATCCTCATCTACTACGCAACTATAGTTCGACTTACCCTTTAATACCTCAACATCATTAAATAGCTCTTTGTATTGATCCTGTAAAGCTTTAGTAATCGTTAATGCAGTGCATCCAAACGATTTTTCTTCATTGCACTCATCCTCGTATGCATAGTTACCTCCTTGTGTACGTTTATACGCTAGGTAGCTCGTGACTATATCGCGATACTCCTTAGTACATTGACCAGCAACATTACCTACAGTCTTCGATACCATAGATTTACCTGACCCTGTAGGGGCGTTACAGACGACAAACTTATAGCCATCGGTGAACGCTTGTTCTATATTTTTTAGAAGCTTTACTTGAGTTGGATTAGGATCATATCCAGAAGGGAAGCTATTAATTAGTCCAGTTAGCACACCTAATTATAACATAGTTCATTTATTAGGCAATATGTAAAGCAGATTGTCATAAAATTTTGATTTAGAGCTACAATCTAGTAATTTAATAAAAATCGAAAATTGTTCAGGTATAAAGGAACTTAGGCGGTAGTTAAATATAAGTTTATCTAACGAACCTTCAATCTTAAACGGATAGGGTATTTCGTAAATTTTAATCTTATCGTCAATTTCAAGAGAAAGAGATATATTATACTGTTTAATTTTAAAAAGCTTAAGTTTGCCCTTTTTAATAATTTTCTTATCAGTTTTTATTATTATATCTTGTAATAAAAACGGCTTTAAGCTTTGATTTACTCTTTCTAAATTTATATTCATGAGTTCATAAAAGCTAGTTTTTGTTCCCCCGACATGGGATATATACTTTCATTAAAATATTTCCAAAATGAATCATCAGCCGGATATTGTGTTATTAGATTAGCTTGATTCATATTAATATTTCTATAATCTTGCATTAAGATATCCCACACTACTAGTAAATTATCAGCTGCTTCATTTACTCTATGCGGACCTCTTGGTGGTTTGTAGTTCAGGGTAATTCTACCATTGGTAGAGTTAAGTAAGTTATACGATTTTGTACAGAGTATACGACGAGTAGCAGGAAACCCCGCTTTAGGTATTCTGCGCGCAAATCTTAAGTCTACTACATTCGTTAAAAGAATAGAATCAAGCGCTGACCTCTGTATTATCATTCTTTGGCTTACAAATACCAAACATTCTTTCTTCGTTTAGAAAGATACCTTTTGCAACTTTACCCTTACCTGTAATCTCTACATTAGAAATAGTAACACCAAGATTATTTGGAAAAATAACTATATCACCTTCCTGTACATACTTAGTATCCGGTCCCGCGAGAATCACTCTACCTTTACGCCATGCTTTAGTCATCGCGTTTGTAGGTACAACTATACCATTACGCATAACTTCGTCACCGTTAGCTGACTCATCAGCGTATTCTACAAGAAGAATATCATCAAATACGAAACTAAGCTGGTAGTCGTCTAAACCAAAATCACCCTTACCTCCTTGTGTTAAGTCGATTAGACTTCGCGTAGGAGCTAGATTATCAATAGATGCCATTGCCATATAAATTATTTACTTGTAGTGTTTTGTAAATCCATATATGACTTCAACTCTCTTACAGAGATATTCTTATTACGCGCAATAATATCTAGATTATCTTCTTCACTCTCTTCCTTTTTACTCTTCTTATTATAAGATATGCGCTTAAACTTTAATCTCGGAATAAAGTAATAATACAATCTATATTGCTGTTGCTTATCTTGAAAAACACTACCGAATCTATT